TAATAAATGTAAGTAAAATAATGTATAAATTTAATTAATTTTGTAGCCTATGTATCTAGGGGGAGAAAAAATACCACAGCAAAAATTATCGCTGACTAAAAAGACTAAGAAATGGAGAGAAGCTTGTGTAGAAGCATTCATTGATTTATCTAATCAAGGGGTCAGTGGAAGAAAAGATAATCTAAAAAGACTATATGACTATTATAACGGTGTAATTTTAGAGGATGACTATCGTTACGTTTTACAGCCTTATGGCAAATCACGTAAAAACTTCCCCTCTAAAATGCGTAACTATCCTATTATCAAACCTATTGTTGATCTTCTATTAGGTGAAAAGTCTAAACGACCTCTTAATTACACCGTTACAGTACAAAATTCTGATACAGTTAGTGAAAAAGAAAATGCAAAACAAGAGGCTATTTATCAGAATTTACAGATGCGTTTTCTTATGGCTTTATCTCAAACTAATCCTGACATGGTAAATCCTGGAGAAATGCCAGAAGAAGTACCATTACCTGAACAAATTGCACAACAGTTTGAGAATAGTTATGTAGATAACAGAGCAATAAAAGGACAATATGCTATGACGTATATTATGCAACAACAAGAAATATACGATAAAATACAAAAAGCATGGTTTCACTTTTTAGTTGCAGGAGAAGTATATACACACAGAGGTGTTAGAAACAAAGAGCCTTTTTATGAAATATTAAACCCATTAGATGTAGATTATGATAAAGATCCAGACTTAGAATTTGTAGAAGATGGAGACTGGGCTTTAATAAGAAAATATGTACATGCATCTAGTGTAGTTGATATGTTTCATGAAGTACTTACTGAAGAACAAGTATTAGAACTAGAAGAGCCTAGACAATCTAGCTATGATAACTTTATGTTATACAGAGAATCTAGAGGTCAGGCTGATCCAAATACATATAGAAATAGACTAATAGAAGTAACTACAGTATATTGGAAATCTAGAAAAAAGATTGGGTTTTTAGAGTATATGGACCCAGAAACAAACCAGATAGAAATAATGGAGGTTGATGAAAAGTTCAGAATGCCTAAAGAAATGAAAGATGCTGGTGCTAAAGTAGATTTTAAATGGGTTAATGAAGTATGGGAAGGTACAAGAATTGATGGTAGATTTTATGTAAATATAAATCCAATAGCTAATCAAAGAGTATCTTTAGAAAACCCATCTGCTTGTAAATTACCAATAAATGGTAGAAAATATTCTGATACAAACTCTGATAATATATCTTTAGTATCATTAGGAATATCATATCAGTTAAATTACAATATATATAAATATAGATTAGAGCTTGCAATAGCAAGAAGTAAAGATATTATTGCACAGTTTGACATAAACATGATACCTAAGAAATGGGATATGGATAAGTTTATGTATTATGTAGAAGGTACAGGTATTGCATGGGTAGATTACAATAAAGAAGGTATACAACTAAATCCACAACATCAGTCTGTATTAGATATGTCTATAAAAACAATTGGTCAATATATACAGTTGTTAGAATCTATATTACAAGAATGGGAAAAGTTATCTGGTGTATCTAGACAAAGACAAGGTACTATTGGTGCATACGAAGGTAAAGCTAGCTCACAACAAGCTATATTACAATCATCACATATTACAGAAGATTTATTTAGAAAATTTGCTAGACTAGAACAAAGAGATTTACAAGCTATATTAGATTATTCTAAAGAAGCATGGTTAACAGGTAAACGTGCACAATTTGTTATGCCTGATGGTACAACAGACTTTTTAGATCTTGATACATTACAGCATATGGAAACTAACTATGGTATATTTGTATCTGACTCAGGTAAAGATCAAAGAAAGCTAGATCAAATCAAAGGTTTATCACAAGCTATGATACAGAATGGTACTAAAGCATCTATGGTTGCTGAGATGATGGATGCAGAAAGTTTCCCACAAATAAAAGCTAAATTGAAAGCTGCTGAAAAAGCACAAGAAGAATTAGAACAAGCTCAACAACAAGCGCAAGCTGAACAAGCACAACAGCAAATGCAAATGCAACAAATGCAAATGGAGCAAGAAAAGTTAGAAACAGAAAAAGAAAGACAAAAAGATATTGAGATTGCTCTTATAAATGCAGAAGCAAGACAAAATCCTCAACTAGATAGTTTTAACATGCAGAAGATGATACAAGAGTTTGATTTGAAAAAAGAAGAATTAAAACTAAAAGAACAAGAGATTAGTCGTAAAATACAAGGAGACCTAGATAAAAATAACGTAGAAAGAGAAAAAATAGCAAAAGATAATGCTAGACAATCAGAAGCGTAGAGAAATATTAGAAAAAGCCAAATCAACTGGATATGAGGGTAGTGTTTTGGATTTATACCAAGCTGCTAACCAAGGCGCGGATGTATCTAAATTATTAGACGAAGAAGCAGAGGCTAAGTCTAAAGCACAAACTGAGCAAAGAGATATGCAACAAGATCAAAATCAGGCTCAACAATTACAGAATCAAGCACAGTCTACACAGCCTCAAGAATCTATAGCACCACCACCAAAGTTAAATGTAGATATGAATCCTACACAAATGGGATCACAAGCACATTTAGTACAGTCTGGTAATCCAACAGATGTAGGCATGGCACCTACAGGAACAGGTGCAAAATCTGCAGCAGAAATATCTAGTATACCATATCGTGATGGTGGTTATGTACAAAAATTTATAGAAGGAGGATATTCAGAAGAAGAACTAGAATCACTGTTTGATGAGTATGAACAAAATTATCTTGATCTAGACGGAGATACTTCTTTAAGTTTTAACGATTATAAAAAACAGGTCCAAAAGTATGGATCAGAAATTGCAGGTCATGCTTATTATGGTAAAAGTGGTAATACATCACTACCTTATTCATATGTTAAAAGTAATCAAAATTTAGGATTTAATCCTTATACTGGTAGCTATGATAAAATAGAAAACTTACAAAAACAGTTTGGGCAACAAGTTCCTGAAGGTTACGATTTTAACACGTATGATCCTGATATGAAATGGATGGATAATGCTCCAGGTATGATAGGAGAAGTAGAACTAACGGATAAGGCTACTACTTTTGATCCACTAGCAGAAGAAAAAGAATTAGGTACATGGACGTCAGAAGATTTAAGAGATTTTTCTGGAGCTCCTAAATACTTTGATACGTCTTTTATGAGAAACAGAATGCGAAGTTTTGGTCAAGGATTTCAAAACTCTCAAAGAAGTGATTATCTTAATGATTTATTACAAGTGTCAGCTGCCGGAGTAGGTGTTGGTCTAGCGGTGCCGACAGCTGTAACATTGGGAGGTGCTGGCGCTGGACAATTTGTTAGAACACTTGCACAACCAATCCAAAGATATGGAGGTAAAGGTATACAAAATTTTAGAAATGTAGGTCTTTCTAATACTTCCAATATATATAAAACAAGACAGTTTTTATCTGGAACATATAATACGCTAAAAGCTACATCAGTACCAGGCATGTATGGTACAGTATTTGATCAAATTGGTACAGAGATAGAAGGTGAAGGTAATTTAAAAAACAGATTAGGTACAGCATCAAAACTTACAGACCTGAACCCTGCATTAAGTACAATAAAAGAAGGTACTAAAATTACATCAGACTTAGTTAAAGGTGATTATACTAGTGCTACTCTGAGGGGATTAACATCACTTGTACCCGGATTTAAGAAAAGTCAGTTTGGTACAGGAGTTAAATACCATGGTACAAAAATTCTTAATAAATTTTTAGATACTAAACCTACAGAAGAAGATGCAGGTATTGTTACAGATGCACCAAATTTATTTAACAAAGCTGTTAAAGGTACTGCAAATTTATTTCAAAGTACTAAAGATTTCTTTAAAGGTCCACAGAAGATGGATTTAGTTGAACCTAAAACTTTTGCAGCTGTTAACAGACGAGGTGGAGTAAGACGTAAAGATCCAGTTGTAGGTACTGGTAAAAAACCAAAAGGTAGTGGCAGACGTTTATATACTGATGAAAATCCAAAAGATACAGTAAGTATTAAATTTGCAACTCCTAGTGATGCTAGAGCGACTGTAGCTAAAGTAAAAAGAATAAATAAGCCTTATGCTCGTAAAATACAAATATTGACTGTAGGTGAGCAACGAGCAAAAGTTATGGGTAAAACTGAAGTTGCTGCAATATTTAAACGTGGTAAAGAGGCAATAAGAAAATCAAGAAAAAACGTTTAAAAATAAATGTTAGTGATATATAATAAAGAAATATTGAAAATTTTTAATAAGTGTAATGGCAATATACATTTTACTTATTTTTGTAACTACTAAAATTAATATAGACTATGGAAACACCAGAAGAAAAAATTGCTTTGGATGATATATCGTTTGACGATATATTAGACGGAGGACTGGCAACTGCTCCACCAGCAGAGCCTAAAGAAAAAGAACCAGAAACTGAAACAGTAGATGAGGTTGAGAACCCAGCTGCTGATGAATTAGACGCAGATGCAGAAGAATTAGCTTCTGATCAAGAAGAAGAAGAGGTAGAAGAAGAGGAAGAGGATGAAGAAGAATATGAAGAAGATGATCAGGAAGAAGAAACAGAAGATGACGAAGTAAGTGAAGAGGCACCAACAGTAGTAGCAGAGATTCTTGAGAAACTAGGATACGAAGGAGAATACGAAGATACAACTGAAGGTCTTACGCAAATGACTGAGGATGTAAGTAAAGCAATGGCTGAAGAGCAGATGCAGCAGTTATTTGAGAAGTTCCCACTTGTAAAAAATCATCTTGAGTACGTTCTTAACGGGGGACAGTCGCAAGACTTTATGCAAGCTTATGATCCTAACTTAGATTATTCTAAGATTAGTTTACAAGAAGAAGATGCAAGAAGTCAAAAGGCTATCTTATCTGACTACTTTGTAACAAAAGGACATGATAAGAATTTTATAAACGAGTTAATAACGGACTACGAAGAGACTGGTAAATTATACCAAAAGGCTGAGGCTGCTAGGATTGCCCTAACAAAAGTACAGGGACAACAACGAGCTCAAATGTTAGAACAACAAAAACAACAAAGAGCACAAGCAGCTAAAGACCAAGAAGAGTTTTGGAATGGAGTTAGTCAAACAATTGATGAAGCTGACGAACTTGCAGGAATTAATATTCCTAAAAGAGAAAAAGCAAAGTTTTTTGATTATGTATCCAGACCAGTGGCACAAGATGGATCTACACAGAGAGATCTTGACCACAACGAATCAGAGTTAGAAGTTAGGTTAGCTATTGATTATTTAATGTTTAAAGGATTTGATCTTAAGAATATAATAAATAAGAAGGCTAGATCTCAAAATGCTAGAACGCTGAGAGATAAAATTTCTAGTAATGAAGAGCGAGTTAAAAGTGCTCGTAAGGCAGGTAGACGTAAAAGTAAATCTGTTGATCTAGAAGATTTAGATCTAAACTTTTAAATGGCAATTTTAAAATGCACTAACAATTAAATAAAAAATAGATAATTATGGCTTTAACAGGAACGAACATTAGTGTTCAAAAAACGTTTTACAACGACTCGCAAATGACTGACATGAACAGTCTTGCAAATGCCTTGTTGTCAAAGCCAACTGAGCTTTCTCCAATTATCACACACTTGTCTGGTAAAGATGATAAGCGTTTTCCACTATCTTTCTTAACTGAGGGAGCAGGTAACGTGCAGTCGATAGATAGACTTGAGTATGAGTATCGTGTGGCAACGCACAAATTGAGAACAAGACCAGTTGCTGTGACAAACTCAGGTACAAATTTAGGTGCAGGAGGATCAACATTTACGTTGGTATTTCCTGACAAAAGATTCGTATTTCCATACGTGTTAGTAAACAACAAAGGTGAACTAGCTCGTATTATGAAAGAACCTCAGCCTTATTCAGGTGGTTCTGGATGGGAGTACACATTACAATTAGTTAACCCAGCGGCAGCTACAGTTTTATCTTCAGGATTTACTGCAGGTGATCTTTGGGCACAGTTATATGCACCAGTAGGTGTTGACTTCTCTAGAGGTAACGCTTCTAACTGGCAAGCTCCAGGTAAAGTAAGAAATAAAATTACTACTGTAAGAAAATCTTACCACATGTCTGGACATGCAAAAGACTTTGTAGCAGAATTTACTTTACCTACTAAAGGTGGAGGTACTACAACACTTTGGATGGACTACGAAGAGTATCAGCACATGCTTGACTTCAAAGAAGAGTGTGAAATGTACTACTGGTATGGACAGAAAACTTATGATGCAAATGGAAACACTTTCATGAAAGATGAGAATGGCCAGCCTGTAATCGTAGGACCAGGTTTATTTGAGCAAATCGTAAATACTGATACTTACTCTACAATGACTGAGACTAAGTTGAAGAACATTATTGGTGATTTATTTTATCAAATGACAGATGCTAATCAGAAGCAAGTTACTTTATATACTGGTACTGGTGGAGCAAGAGAATTTGATGAAGCTCTTAAATCTCACTTCTCTTCTAACACTTTTAAAGTAGGTGGTGAGAACAGATTTATAACAGGTAGCGGAAGAAACTTAGGATTAACTGGTTACTTCACTACTTACGAGCATGTAGACGGTCACGTAATCAATGTGGTAAAATTACCATTATTTGATCATGGTCCTGTTGCACAAGCTCGTGAAAAGCACCCAGTTACTGGTTACTCTTTAGAGTCTTACAGAATGGTATTTGTTGACCAGTCTAACTATGACGGACAAGCTAACTTGACAATGATCTCTAAGAAAGGAAGAGAGATGATGAGATGGTGTGTTGCTGGTTCTGTAGTTCCAAGAGGATTTGCAGCTACTGATACTAGAGCGTCAGATGTTGATGGTGCAAGCGTACATATGTTGAAAACAGCGGGTATCTGCTTAAGAAGATTTGATACTTCGTTAGATATTCAATGTACTGCTTCCTAATATAGAAGGAAGTTGAAAGAAGCGTGCAAAACGCAGTCTATATATTGGTTTTTGGTTGGAATTGTGGGGGTTAACGCCCCCCAATTTCTATCTTAAAATATAAAAAGTTATCGGGGAGTTATTCTTTACAACCACTAACTAAAACTTTAAAAGAACTAAATTATGAGTAAAAAAGTGTATTTACGTGCAAAGAAGATTAATAATCATTTGCCGGATGAAATTAACGCTAACGCTATTAGAAAATTAAGTAGCGTGTATGTAAACAGACAACCATTAAAACCTTTTGATCCTGAAGAGGAAAAAAAGATGTTAGATGGTATGTTAGATGTAGGTCCAGACCATATGGATTGGCCTAAACACACTAAAATATTTTGGGCAGAGTATACAATACCTGTTGGATTTGAAGGTGTGGAATTAGAAATAGGTAAAGATGAAAATGATAAGCCTATTGATATTACAGATTATTTGAAGTATCGTTTTGCAATACGTCACCCACACGTAGCGCTGTCAGAAAAAGAGATGGATGCAAATTCTCAAAAAAGATTTTATATCTATGACACAGCTAAAAAAGATGTGGAGCGTAATAATGATATACAAGTTAGAAAAGATGCAGATAAAGAATTTATTAAGATCTCTTCTGACGAAAAACAAATGAGACGTGTATTTAGACTACTTGCTAATGTAAACCCAGATACTCTTAATAGAGAACAGATAGAAAACATGCTGTACGATATTAAAGATAAAAATGGTAAGAAGTTTATAAAAATATGTAAAGACAAACACTTAGAACTAAAGTCTGAAATTGAAGAAATGGTAACAGCTGGAGTTTTAAGAAAGATTGGAAATCAAATTATTTTTATAGATGAAGTATTAGGAGAGACTTTAGATGATACTGTAATACATTTGAAAGATAAAAAGAATTCTGGGAAACTAACAATTCTCAGAGCTAAACTTAAACAACTAGCATCTTAATGAATGTAACAGAAATGCATATAGCAGTTCAGCAAGGAGTGGATAAGATTAATTCACTCCAGGCTGATATGCTTCTATCAGAAGAGATAGATATTGAACTAAATAAAAATATGTTTAGATTCATCAATACTAAATATGGTAGAAATAACATATATAGAAAAGGTTTTGAAGAATCACAAAAAAGAATTGATGACTTACGTACGCTCGTACGAGAGTTTGAAGCTCCTGTATCTTTTAAGGAGCAATTAAAAACAGATATATTTATAGATACATTTCAGTTACCAACTGATTATATGTATTTAGTAAATCAGCATTCTAGACTATGGATTAATAATTGTAGAAAAATAGAATACTCTTTAGTAAACCCACCAGCACAATATTTCTTTACATTAGATTTAAATAATTTTGTATTAGATAATGCAACTGGTAATTCAACTGCGTTTATTAATGGTATAGAAATGCATGAAGATATAACTGATCCTACACAAAATATTGTAACAATGTGGTCGCCTTCTGCAGCATTATTAGCTACTGGATGGACACCATCTAGTTATCCTGCAAATATAGAAGCAGTAAAACAAGATATACTAAATAATCCTGGAATAGGATTTACAGCATACTGGGAAGAGTTTCAAACTTTAAATTTTCCAGGACAATTTATAATAGTTGTAGATTTAACTACATATCCTTGGTTTAATTGGGATCCATCTGCTGGAGATGTCACTCATGCTGTGGCAATACCTGATGCAGGACAAACTGCACCAAGCCCACAACCAGGACAAATAATGGATACTACGTATTCAGAAAGAAGAGAGCCTATTGAAGCATCAGATAGGTTAACAGAGGGAAACAGATTCTCTCAACAAGACGATATATTTACGCTGTTAAGTGATCCGTTTAATACCACAAAACACACTTCTCCACTAACTACAATACGTGGAAGATCAATTGATGTGTATACAAGTGATATATTTATAATCGATACGGTAAAAATAACGTACATACGACAGCCACAAGAAATTTCCTTATCTTTGGGGATTGATTGCGAGCTACCAGAGCACACTCATCAAGAGATTGTTGCGATGACAGTGAGCAGTATTTTAGAAGCTATCTCAGATCCTAGGTATAAAACTCAGGCTCTAGAAGTAACAAAGAATGAATAATATTTATTAATTTAAACAAATAAAAAAATGGCAAGACATTTAATGATTGGAAACGATGCAGCAGTTAGTTACAATGCTTCTACGGGAGTATTAGCTAATAAAGCTGTTGACATCCAAAAGCTTAGCTCTGATGGTCCAACATCATTGCTACCAGGAGACACAATTGCAGATTCTGAAGCAATCAGAGTTGTGCAAGGAAACGGAACTACTAATATTGTAAGCCCTTGGATTTACGGTAAAGACGTAATTGCATGGGGAGGTAAGTCTGGAGCTGCGCAAACTGCTGAAAAGATGTCAGTAACTTTTACTACATCTAACGGAGCAGCTATTGCAAACTACACACTTAAAATTATAAACTTAACTAATGGTGAAGAGCCATTTAACTTTAAAACTTACGAAGTAGAAATCGCAGCAAGTGCAAACGTAACTACAATTGCAGCTGCTTTTGTAACGGCTATTAATGCTGATCCAGCGCACTGGATGAAAGTAACTACACCAGCATCAAACGCTTCAGGGGAGTTAACTATAGAAGGTTTGAAAAAAGGTGACACAAAAGCTGACGGATCTGTTCAGGAAGAATTAGTACACATGGATGCAGCTTTTGAAACTGATGTAGCAACTGCTGCTACTACAGCTGCTGTTACTTACTCAGGTAGTAACGCTGTTACTGGTTCTAGAGGTGTAGGTGATTTCTTCTACATTGATGAAATGGAAAAAGAGTTAATGGGTGTTCAGTATGGATACTACAACAGAATACATCAACCAATTACTCCAGCTTCTACAGCATTAAGCAGTGTAAATGGTGGAGCATATGACATGTATCACATTGTAGCTACAAAAGATGGTTCATCTCATTCACAAATTCATGGAGTAGACAACTTAATTGAAATTTATATTGCAATGGATAATAACACAGCTACGATCACTCAAGCTCTAGAAGGTGCTCTTAATCCTTATATGAATTCAGCTGGATTTGCTTCAGTTAACTTATAATATTAACCTTTAAAATTTTAAAAAATGGCAAAAAATCCTTTAAATAACAAATATGTTGCAGTAGGTCAATGGGACGCTTCGGTTACAAACCTAGCTAACAATGCTTCTGCTTCATGTACAACAGGAAGTGTCTTTATTCCAGAGGGTGCATTAATCACAAATGCATACTACTATGTAGAAACTACATTTGCGGATGGTAATGATGATTCAGCTCAATTATCTTTGGGTTATACAGGTACTACAGGAGCATTTGTTGCATCAATTGCAATTAGTGACGGTAGTAATGTATGGGATGCAGGAGCTCACGCAACTTTAATAGACAGCCCAGTTTTAGGTGCTGATGCAGCACACGATACTGCGGTTGAAGTTGCAAACTTGAGATCAGCATCATTTAAACACATTACTGCAAACTCTGAGTTATTATTAACTACTAATGATGACGAAGCTGTTGAGACAGGAAAACTAACGTTATACGTAGAATACGTACTAACTGGAGATTTATCATAATCTCTTAACTTAATAAGACTTATAGGGGGCATTAGTCCCCCTATCGGTCTTTTTTTACAAAAAAATAAAACAACTATGATAAATGTAACACTTACACCAGACTGTTCACAGGTAATTATAACTGTGACAGATTCTGTTGCTACTGCTACTAATGAAATATTAGTATCTGATGCTTCAGGATCAAATACATACCAATACTCTTTTCCAGGAGGAACTAGCCCTAATACAAGAGTTGTTTTTTTACTAGGAGATTTAGGAACTGATAAAGGTGTATTTACAGTATCACATATAGTAGACGGAACAACTGCAATGCAGACCGGATTTATTTCTGCTTGTGATATACTATGTTGTTTAGCCAAAAAAATGGAAGACTTATTAGACTGTAATTGTGAATGCACTAAATGTGCAAAACAATTAGCAGAAGCACAAAAAATATATTTACTATTAAAAACTGCAGAAGCAGAATTAGCAACATCAGGAAGTCAAGGATCAGTTAGTTTATCAGGAGCTGTAATTGATAATGCAGAAAGAAAATATTTAACAGCTCAAGATATGTGTGCAGGACATTGTGGCTGTAATTGTTAATAAAATTATAAATGTCTGAATTAATTAAAAATACAGTAGCTGCGTTTAAAGTATATAGAGATGCAGCTGGTATTGTATATGTAAGAGTAAATTCTTTATTTGAAAACCCAGCTGTTGAGGTTACCTTTAACAATGCTGAGGTTTTAGAACAAGTTACTGTTGCAACAGACAATGTTAGAGAAATTATTACTAGTCTTGAAACTAGTGAGATTAATTTACTTCTTTCTGTAACATTTAGTGATGGAAAAAGTTTTAGTGAATCTATTTATATTCCTACTGAGGGACAATCACTAGCTCAAACAAATGAGGAATTAAACTCTTCATTTAATTTTAATTATGATAGTAGTGCTGAAACTTATTCTTTTACTGATAGTATTTACTATAGCGAGGTTGGAGCAGATATATATGATTCTTTAAATATTGTTCCTTCTTCAAATAATCCTCATTTAGATACTAGTTCAAACAGAGATTTTTATTACACTTCATCAGGAGCAGCTGCATATATAGCATCTAATGATTTACAAAATACCTTTTTAAGAGATTTAGGATATGATGTTGCAGGATCTAAGAGTAATGATTTAGGAAAATTTAGAGGTGGTATAGATAATAATTCTTTACTTAATATTGTTTCAACACCAGCTGATCCTACAGAATTTTTAGAAGCACCTCTTGAAGGTTTAGAAGGACCTTTAGTATCTGGTGGTATTTTTGTAGTATCAACAAAAGCAGGCTCACCTTTTAACTCAGTCTGTGTAGATCCAGCAGCAGATAATTATTATTTAAAAGGTTGTGTTGGTGAAGCTTATCCATGTACAGATTCTGGAACTACACATGCAGACGATTGTGATGGAAATACTCTTACCTCTTCAGCCATTAATAGTTTTACTAATCTAGATGGAGGTTGTTGTACATATAGTAGTGGATGTGATGGATTTAGTGCACAATCTAGCTCTACTGCAGCAACAACAACTACTGGATCTGATGGTACTATAACAATAACAATAACTGGAGGAACAGCTAATTTTACAATTATTGTAGAGCAAGTTAATAGTTTAAACGGGACTATTTATAATTCTGGTAGTCCTAACACAATATCAGGAATATCTGCACAAGTTCACACAGTTACTGGCTTACCTGGAGGAGATTATCTAATTGATGTAACCGATTCAACAGGAGGTGAAGCTTGTAGTACAAGGTTTGAGACATTTGTTGACGCTTCTACTACTGATCCTGTTAGCACATACGGATGTAAATCAGTTAGTGGTGCAATAAATTATGATAATAGTGTAACTACACATGATGATAATTTATGTGTGTTCTGTGATGCGGTTAGCGGAGAGTTAATGTCTGGAAGTTCATCTTTTCCTGCTGGACAATTATTAGGAAAGGCTTTTGAATTTTCTGGTTTATCTGCTTCCAATGCTACATCTAGCCCAAGCGGATCTTCACAAAATGATGGATTTATAGGGTTTCCTGGTATTACTTTTAACTCTTATGCATTACCAGGTTCTAGTACCGCTACATTTGATTCTGCAGCAGAATTTACAACAAGTAATCAGTCTAGTCCTTGGAGGATTAGATTATATAAATTAAACTCTGGATTTGTTGTAGTAGGAGGATCTAATCCAACAACATTATCAGATATTATTTCTAATAGTTCAGTTACATCTACAGTAAATAATTCTAGTGGTGGTGCACATACTTTTATAGGATTAGCCGCAGGTCATTATGTAGTAGCTGTACAATATGATAATGATGGAACACTTGATGGAGATGATGAAGTAGAACAGTGTTATGCTTATCAAGTTACAAGTGTAGGTCAAGGAGGATGCACGGATCCAAATTCATCAAACTATAATGCATCTGCAACATTTGATGATGGAAGCTGTATACCTCCATCACCAAGTAATGCACTCTGTGGTGATTTTCATACTGCATTTAAGGTTGAATGTGATCCTGGTAATAATTTTAGCGATTTTAAAATAACTCAAAGTAAAGCTGATTTTCTAGCAGCGAATCCAGGAATTGATAACGTTTTAAATAATGGTTATACTCTTCCAAATAATTTTAGTACATATTATACAGGACAATTTTTACAAGCTAGTAATCACGCAGTAGTAGCTTATGTACTTAATGAGCTATTGTGTGGTCCTGCTTGTAGTAATATAGTTACTTTTTTAACTACTACTGCTGCTCCAGTTACTGTATGTACTAATGGAACGGCAGCACCAGTACCTAACACCCCTACGAACGGCCATGCAGGTCTTCATTTTCATAGACCAAGTTATAAATTAACA